TTGTGATATGCCTTTGCAATCTTACGCAATTCAGCAGGCTTAACTTCACACTTTTCTTTAGCTGCTGTGCAAATATCAGCAATAGCATCATTTGCCCCATCAATGATAAACATTAGCTTATCAATTTGCATGGTCGAATCTTCAATTACCTTTTGTGCTTCTCCTGAATATGACATGTTACGCTCCTTCCAATAGTGGATCAACCAGTTTATGTGCTTCTGCTATATAAAAATCATAATCAATATCGCCTTTATATTCTTTAATGTCGTTGCATACTTTCACCCTCGTACCTGTGTTAATACCAATCCTACGCTCTTCATTCTCAAGTAAAATATCTTCAACTAGAATGTAATCCTTACGCAGGTACTTATCGTTCTCGGTCTTGCTCAGTGTAACCACCTCGTCAAGCGTCTCAGTGTGCTGCATACGCTTTCCGTACCGAGCCTTGGCCAGTGGTGGCATTATCTTCACTAACTCGCCCTCACCGCTCTTACAGGCATAGTAACGGCAGATATTCTGTAGCTTCTGCTCGTCACCTGTCTCATCCACAACAATCAACTTACTACTTCTGGGAACCTTAGCTCTGAGCATAAAATCCATGTGGTCAACATGTCGCCTAATGAAGTATCCAATTTCCTCATCTTCCAATAAAGCCTTCTCAGCAGCCATTGCGATTACTAACGACGAATGATTACTGTGCCAACCTAACTCAGCATCTTTTTGGTCAGGTCGTATGTATCCATAAGCACCTTTGCGTTTAATCTTACCTGAACCCTCACTTACCGCAATGTAGTTGTTCACGTTAGCAATGCACATCTTCTGGTACATACCCCCTTCCAGAACCAGTCCTGTCATCTTTTCCCATGCCCGGCATATCTCACCAGCCTGATCATCATACTCACGATCTACGATGAATTCCAGACCATCTGTATTCACCATAATAATCTCAAGTGTCGGTACTTTCAACAACTTCTCAGCCAACATGCACAGTGACAACTGACCACCGATAGTAATAGTCATTGTATACTTTGGATCAAAGAAAGGACTGAATTGATTGTTACTATCACCATACACACTGTTCAAGGCAAGCTTGAGCATAGCGTTCTCAGGTGTTCCTTTCTTGAAACTGCTACGTTGCTTATACACGTCCAGATAAATATCACAGAACGATTCACCCAAGTGTAAAGGATACACTCTATTTGAGATACCCATATTGGGGTAATAAGATGCAACGTCTTCTGTTCGGATCACACGTTTACTGGTACTTGTGAAAATCTTGTTCTTCACTGCTCCGTGCAACCCGCCTGTACCAAAGTCATATCGGAATCCGTCTATCACACAGTTCAGGCAGTCAGCTACATTCCAGTTCCAATAGTAACTAACCTTATTCTTACCTGACTTCAATTCCTCTTCACTTACCCAACCAGCAGGATGCTTGAGTCGCATATCTGCTATCTTTTTGTCGGATGGTTTGCTAAATAGTTTCTGTCGTTTCTTTGTCAACTCCGCATACTTAGCTAACTCACCCAATTCGTTCTCAAGGATATCAATGAACACACCCTTGGTTTGTGTAATCTCTTGGTGCTGCAACCATGCCAGTACAGCATTGAATTCAGGACGATCAAATTTGATATAGTCAAAGATACATTCCTTCAACTTGATTGACTTACGTCGCGTCTGATTAACTACCTTCTTATTACCTTCCTGACGATAGCACGATCCCGGCAACTCTTCCTCAAGCTTCATGATGAAGTAGTCCTTGCCAATCTTACCATCGTTATGATTCATAAAGTTCTTACCATACTGCAACGATAGTTTCTCTCTAAAATCAAGCTGAGGCATACTAATATTCATAAACTTATCAGTCTGTGACATATCATGCTTGTTATACTTAAGCAGTACATCAGTCTCTTCAGGTGTGAGAATACTACCTACAGGAAATGGTAGGTCTTCGATATTATCAGAACGCATATTAAACTCAAGCATTTTCAATGAAGTAGCTTTCGCCATGTTATCAAAATGATGCACCTTAAAGAGGTCTATCTGTGGAATAATCCATTGGTTTTCCCATATAGTGTGAGCAAAGCGTTCCTCGTCCTTGGCAAAGATTATCGCCATTGCTTTGTCATAAATTTCCCTTACAGTACATTCCTGATTGTACATGATAAAGTGAATAACAGGATAATCGAACCCAATATTATTGAATCCGACCATGCTTGCTTCTTCACTCTTAATCTGCCCCAAGAATTTAATCATACGCTTGCGTTCATCAATCCTGTCTGATATCTCAAATTTCCATGCTCTCTTTTTGCCAGCGTTACCTATCCACATTGTAAAGACTGTGGGGTAAGTTTCGCAATCATAGGGATACAGCTTATTCAAATCCATTATCATCCTCCAAATTAATAAGCTACAGCGTCATCACTATCGTTGGCGATACCGTCCGGGAATAACTCTTCATCGCCTAGTGTAGTAGCTTCGTAAGGGTCAGACGTTGCATACATGTGTGTAGTTTTATCATCATAACGCAACCAACCAGCATCACCTGTTTCACCTGTACGGCGACACTTAACCATTCGTAGCTTAGTTGCATTCTTAATAATAGGATTAGTGTTCATCTTATCACGACTAATGAGAATAGTGTTGAAAGCAATTTGGTTAATGCTTGAGCTATTACCTGTAGGAAACACACAACCATTACGTCGAGCAACCCAAGCCGATGTTGACGTTGTGAAACAATACTTATTCACACCAACATCGGGTGTGATCACATTAACGTCTAGTTTACAGTCCTTATTAGCAATACACACTGTGTTATTTCCAGAGTATCTTACCACATAAAGCAACTTCTGATTCACACGTTCTTTAACTTGTTCGTAAATTCTAGAACGATAACCACACAGATTAAATACATACTGCATGAAATCAGCGTTCCGCTTATTTGTTGTGTAATAGGATTTATCATACCCGTCCCAGTGTACAAATTCATCAAAGATGATTTCAGCCTGTCTCTTACTAATTCCCCACCAACTTGAGTCAAACTCTTTGAAGCTTGCAGGTATATGTACACGAATTGTCCAAACACCATTAGTAGAAATGAAAGGTTTGTTTGATTTATAACCACCTTGTTCAATCAACGATTTCATCCTTTCAATTTTACGAGCCTTCTTGAAGGCGAATGTTACATTACCTTTCTTTAAGTCTTTTCGTTGGTGACCATCTGCCTGAAAAGCAATTACCATTCTAAGATCAATATCTGAAATATCAATACCAACATTATCCACATCGAAAGTTGTTGGAAACTTAACAGTATAACCTGTAGTGGATTTTTGATGCTTTTGATAAACCTTTTCTGCTTCTACGAAATTATAATCCCAATTTTGCCACTTGGTGATCATTCGGTGTTCAGGTGAAACCACCATGTCAACACCCCGTTGACTTTTAAAATGATAAAACTTATCAGCAGGTTTGGATATGTAATTCTCAGGCAACTCTAAAAACGATTTACCAGTTTCGATATCGTAATTCATCACCATATCACCATTTTCGTAGTCGCTGATTTTCTTCCAACCATGTTGACTTAAAAACTCAGTTTCATCATCTACGCAACCCATCAATGAGTATTCATTAACATTATGTGGATCATCACTATCAGGCTTACGCATGTGCGATATTGCTATCACACAGACATCAGTTTCCTTTGCAAATTTAAGAAGAGTATCCATGAAGGCAATGATTGCACCGTTATCACTACTATTCACACCTGCTTGAATTGGATCGAATACAATAACATCACATCCCTCAGCTTTAGCCAAGTAATTCATTTTATCAAATATCTCATCTGTTGATATACTACCTTGGTGGTCAACATATACAAACTGATCTTTTACCGCAAGGTTCTTAAAGAATCTTTCTTTAATCGGTTTTAGATCAAAAGTATTACGGTTAATCTTACGGAGGTTCACCCCGGCATCAAGTGAAAGTAGATCACGCACCACTTCTCGCTTAGTACCTTCCAAATACATTGCACCGACTTTGAAATGAGTATTCTCAATTAAATGATAAACAATGTTATTAGTCAAACTCGATTTGCCAGCGCTAGTCAGAGCACCAATTACAGTAATCTCACCTTTCTCCATACCACCATTCATCATGTCGTTCAGATGCGACCATGCTGGGGGGAATGGAATCTTGACATTAGAATCTTCGTTTTCAAAATCATCCCACATCTGTGATAGATGCAGCACATCAACGCGACTGAATGGCACAGCTTTCCAGAACACCTGACGTAGATCGTTCTCAGCACCACTCTTAAGCATATCACAGGCATCTTTGTACGCTGCTGGGAATCTGGCAATGTATGCCTTACCGGGACTTAGGAGCCTTGCCACTTGATCTACATACTTCTGTGCAGACTCATCCTGATCAAAGGCCAATACCACCCGTTCAAAGCTATTGATGTACTCAAAATTAGCCTTGATTTGCTTAATCAGACTACCGTCCCCACACGTCACACTTACTGCTGGTGTCCAGAATTCACCCTTGTGTAATACTTGGGCAAACGCTAGTGCATCCTCTTCCCCTGTTGTGAGGATCAAGTATTTCTGATTAGCTTGGTATACATTCTGTCCAAAGAATTGATTCGTACTTTTCGTATTACCAATACCTACAAAATCTTTCGGATCAGTGAATCGTTTTTTGTAGCCAACTACTTTCCCGCCGTCTGCTGTCGAAGGATAATACCGAGCAGTACAAAAATCATCTTTCATGTCAGACTTAACACCATACTTCTCACACACTTCTTTCGATAGTCGTCGTTCTCTCCACCCTCGTGAGTCTTTTTCAGCAATCTTGTTTAGTAATTTTTGAATATCAGGAGTCATTACGAAGGGGCCATTAGACTTACTCGCCCAATCAACTACAACTTCGTTCTCATCACTGATAATACCTTCCTCAATCAGTGTAGCGTTCTTAACGTGACCACACTTAGCAAAACAATGTCCGTCTATGTAGCGTTTACCATCTACTTCTTTTTCATATAGCGCCAGTGAATCACTACCACCATGCAGGCTACACGCAACATGCCCAAGATATAAACCGTTTGATTGTTCTATTACTACTTTCTTCATACATTATCCTCTTCTATTTCGATACTTACAATTTGATTAGTATTTAACCAAAAATTACAACCGACCTTTACAACTTGATATTTGACTAGTTCTTTAATATAAAAATCAACTTCAGTTATATTTTCAAACTCAAATTCTTTTGAATAAAACTGTCGGGTTATTGTTTGAAACCTAAGATGTACTTTTTTCATATCAATCAAACCACTTCAATTCGATGGATTTTTGCAATGCTTTGATCAGATTCTCAGCATCATTCTCGCTAAAAATTACGACAGAAATACCATTCTCATCATCTGAAATCGCAACCATACCTGACGCAGAAGTATTATTGTTATACTCATGTGGGATATGACTGACTGTTGTTGCATTCTCGCCGTCAACATCATCAGCAAAACGAATCTCTGTAACACGTACTGTCTTACCTTCTCGGATATCGAACATAATAACCTCCATTAGGAACTAGATAAAAACACAGTGTCTAACCGTGTATCAATAACACAACATAGGATAAAACATGTCTAACGATGAATCAACAATTGATGATAAAAAAATACCCACACCTTACGCTGAACGCAGTGCTGGGCGACCAAAGGGGCGTAAAGACTTGCTCCCAAGGAAACCCCGCGAACGTGTCGATATGCGTAAGCGACGTGCTTTTCTCCGTGAATTGCGTAAGTGTGGGAGTATTTCACATGCAGCAGCCTCTGTCAATCTCTCAAGGGCAGCTATTTACAGTAACATTGCAAAAGACCCTGATTTCGCAAGGATGGTGGATGATAATAAAGCAATTGCGTTTGGTGCCCTAGAAGAATATGCCTACAAGCGTGTTATAGAAGGGGAAGTCACTACCCGCACAGATGGTGAAGGCAAGGTTATCGACATCACGCACAAGCCCTCCAGTGCAGCCTTAGTGGGCAGATTGTTGGATGCCACAGAAAACTATGCCAAGAACCAGAAGGAAGAGAATCACCTGCACATTCACAACGAAGGTATGGGAGGTGCTGTAAGCAAGCTGATACAGGCACTAGGTCTTGAGGTTAATCAAGAAGACTTTGATCGATTCAAGATTATTGAAGGGGAATTGGTTGAAAAATGAGCATTAAAAAACCCCCTTAATCGGGGGTTATTGTCTTCTTTTATTTTCGTGACTATCCTGAATCCTATTTGAATAATACCTCACTTTATTACACTCATATTCTAGCTCATTACCTTCTTTACCTTGTCCTTTTGTGGTCTGAAAAGCACGTACCGTTGATTTGAAAAGTGTACCGAATGAAAAATCATTATCGAAAATAGCTTCGATTAACTCTTCTGTTTTGACATAAGCTTTTCCTTCTGCTTTCCTTTCATCAATTTTAGCAAGTAACCAGTCAGGTAACTCCAGATCATAATAAGATGATGATAACCCATCTGACTTAATAGCTGATTTACCACTACTTTTTTCTCCCATAGAATTCACCCTCTATACCTAATTCCAGAAACTTACGATACTGTTGAAAAACTACTGAATGAAAGTTACCAGACATATTATTGTACCGACTTTCCACTTTAGCAACATGTTCAGTTGGACTGTAGTGGGGGGGGTCTTCTGGATATACACCATCAACAGGGAGGTTCAACATATCATAAACCCGTATCGCTTTTTCAATACTATCATCACTCTTACGATAAGAAACTTGTGCTGCACAACTTGAGGATATCTTAACTGCTTGTTCAATTCCAATCTGACCAAGTAATTCTTTACTCACATAAGGTAGATGGTAATCACCCTCTTCTAGTTTATCCGCAAAACTTTCCTCGATAGCAGCAGCGATACACATTGCTAATGCTTGAATCTCAGGTTGAGCATCAGGATGAAGTCTTAAATCTAACAATGACAACCAGCCTTCTTTAGTAGCTGTACTAACTCCCTTTGTCCACATAAAAGGCTCAAGTAAACGGTTTACTACTTGCTTGTGTACGTTGATCGCACTTAGCATCTCAGCGTGTTTTACAGCCTCTCTTGCTGCGGATAACCATATCTTTTCAGCTTTAGCTTGATCCATCGGACTCAACTCTTCTTTAGCAACCATTCCTGATTGATTCTTACCCCAGTGTACAGGCATAGCAGGGTGCATCTTAACTTGATCCATCAATGCTTTCACTGTAACAGCGCGGGACGATTGAAAGTTACGAGAAAGTTTACGATGAGTGTTGTATTCAGGAAGGATAAATCGGTGAAGTTGAATTTCAACAGTAATCAACTCTTCATGTAAATAAGAACTATGCTTAACTACCTCGGCAGTAATTTGATACTCGTCTTCCCTTTTAGCTTTGTAGTCAATCAACATTAATGTAATCCTCTAACCAATGTTTATGGAAGTCTTTAAGGCTTAGGTCATTTGAAATGTACCAAGAATAAGCAGTGAATAATATCACTGCTGCTTTCTTTTCGCTGTAGCCTGTTTCAACTACATATTCTTCAACAAGGAAGTCAAACTTCTCTGGATTGGTGATACATCCCAAGACGATACTGCCTAATTCTGATAATAGATCGTCTGGAATATTTGACATATTAACCCTCGCTTTCTTGTGTATTCTCAAGGTTTCGTGTCACTTCAATTTCGATATCCAACTTACTAACGTAAGAAATGACATCATGAATACCTGTGACATAACCATAGTCGAAAGTCTGGTGCATCAGGGTACGTGCTTCAATCTCATCTTCAGGTGTTTCATCTTTTTCTACCGCATCAAACTGAGTCATAGCTGGCTTGAGGTTAGCTGTAGCTTGAATCTGTTCTTTGAGAAAATCATGAAGCTTAATCTTAAGGGTTTCTGTCATTGTAATACCTCTTTGCTGGTTTGTTTAATTAATGAGCGTGTATTCTTTCATGAAATCAAAAGGTTGTCAATCAAATATCCGCAATTCTTTACACTTATGTGTGACGTAATTAGCCTCATCCTGAGTCATAACCATAGAAGAACCACCCGATCCATCGTGGGTTACACTTCCTGCTAGTATTCTGATTACACCTTTAAGCTCTGCATTCTGACGTTCGTTTTGAACTGAATGTAATACTAACTCATTGATATGCTTCTCAATTTTTTGCGAAATAGTGATTGTCTTAGTCATATCACCTCACTTTGCTGGTGCCGTGTGTTTGAGGATTTCCCTCACCTGTTTGTCTTCAATCTCAATTATACACATAGGAATGATGAATAGCAAATCTCTTGGTGAAACACGATTTACCTTGAGGGGTATACTAACCCCAAGACGAACAAAACACTCTGCCACTAGCTCAGAACACATCCATCTATTATCTTGCTGCCAATCACGCTGAAAAGGAAATGACACGATTGCTTTCCAATCATAACCCTTGCCTAATTGAGTTTCAAGAAAAGCAAACACAGGGAGTGTATCAGATACTGCAAAATCAACTTCATACCCAATATCCCAATGATCCCTGAAATCAGATTCACTATGTTTACTTACACCAGCACCGACTGTGGAATCATAAACCATACCTCTAACCATAATGCCGACATGGTTATATTCACTCATCAATCCTGTTCGGACAATAAACCCAGTAATTGTGTTGCTTCTTGCAAATAAAATCTTAATAGTATTCGTATTTTTCATTATTCAAACCTCCAAATTAATTCATCGTAATATAAACCCAACACTAAGCCTTTCCTCACTCGTTACTACTGATCAGGATGTATAACCACTGATTGTTAGCGCTAATAGGATGGTAATTAACGCTGTTGTAATAATTATAGTACGATGGTATAGAAAGTAGTATAGCGAAGCTTATTGGGTGCATTTATCGTGGCATCACTGTGATTACCACTAGAATTATTCAACAAGGTAGTATTGAATAATTTAATCAGAGAAATTATCTACAATATCTTTTTGTAACTTCTTACCAAGGTCTAAACGAGCATTACACTTAGCAACCTCACGAGCAGTTATAAAATATGATTCACTCAACATATCAACTAATTCACCATAGTTGGTAGCTCCTTTGCGCACGGGAGCTAATTTACAATGTGCGAAGTAATTGTCAGGGATTGTCGCAGGAATTTGTCGATAGACAATACGCTCTGTCGTACAACCTGTAGTAATTAGCAATAATGCTAAGATCATCATTAGTGTTTTCATTGTTAATCTCCTTCTTTTTGACGGTACATGAGGTCTTACCTATGGATTGAATTAGCGGTTCAAACTGATCTTCTATTTTAGTATAGGACAGTTCTAATTCAATCTGACTGTTTTTGATCAACTCTTGTTCTTTTTTCAATCTGAGTATCGTGACATTATTATCCGCGATAACACCTTCAAGTGTTTGATTAGTAGAGCGTAAATCAGAAATTGCATCCAAACTATTATTGTACAAATAACCTAATGCCACTGTTGCAATGAAAAGACTGATCATTACTGCTTTCATCGCTACTGAAGCATACCTTAATACGAAAGATTTAACTTTCCCTATCGTCATTAGTTTTTACTCCCAATTGATCGTTCGTTATAAATATATTAACTGAATTGAACAGGCTAACTGATGCTGTAGTAAGGATCATTGCAGATACAGTGATGGCGTTTACCGCACTCAACATTTCATCCACTGTCCTACCTGAAATTACAAAGTATACACCCGTTACGATCCACATAATCACCATCATTATATCAAAGAAAGCCTGTACCTTTTTCCAAGATGCAGACTTTTCGATTGATCTATCTTTCTTAAATTTCTCAAAAATTCGAGATAACACATCAACTTTTGCTGATCTCATTGTCGTATTCCCTCCAGTCTTTGTTCAAGAACCTCAACTTTTCGGCATACCGTCTGCGTGTCAGTCCCAAGTGTTCCCTTCCACCAGCTTTGTTCCATCGTTTAAATTCAGTAGACGCAGCCAGTTTATCACCCTTGTTGATCTTCCTGAGCAGTGTTGAGCGAGTGAATGCTGGGCCACCTAAATTGAATATGAAAGAAGCAATTGCATCGTACTCAGACTGAGTTAAATTAGTGTTCACAGAACGATTCATCACATCAGCATGTTCTTGTAATTCACGAGACAATCTAGTCAAAGATTTGGAAAGACTAATAGTATCACCTTCTTTCACTCCCTTAGTGAAACCATGTCCAATTGTCCAAATGCCAGTAATATCTTTATATGCAAACTTAGAAAACCCTTCAAAGAATGCTACCATTTCAGTTGCTGTTTCTGATACTTTCAGTAAAGAAGGGGCATGCTCTAGTTCAGGCAAAGCAGCAGTTTCTTCAATTAAAGCAATCTCAACAACTGGCTTCAATTGTTCATCGTTTAGTTGTTCAGCTATCACTTCTTGCTCGTTCAGTTTTTGATCAACCAATTGTTCATCAACTACTTGTTCATCTTTTATCATAATCACCTCTTCTTTATTTTTGAATAAAGCCAATAAATTATTAATAAAACTCATATAACACCTCTAGGTAATGACTCACAATTTGCATCATCCCGGCTAATTACATTTGATATAATGTGTATATGACTTCTCATAAGAAATACGTCAGTCATCATGGTTATCAAATATATATAGAAGAAGACTAGATGCCACATGCATGCACCATTTATATTTGATGTCACCACCTTGGTGCAAAATACTGCAAACAATACTGATACAAGTACCGACACAAGATTCCTTCCGACTACGATTCCGTATGTGCAAAATCTATCAAAGAAATTAGATTTATTGATCTGTCTTAATTCTAATATATTCAGTACACCCACATAAGAAACTATGATTGAAACTATTAAGCCAGATAAAGCTAAAGCCATCGAGAATATGTCCATTGTACTATGACCCCATCATTACGTTTTGCAAAATTGCAGCAGTTATTATCGTAAATGCAGTACCTGCTATGATTGTGCTAACCCACCTTATGCTGCTCATAACAACTTTGTTAGTTGTCATTTGAGATTCAATATCACGCAGACGAGGCTCAAGACTAGATAGCTTTTTTAGATTCTCATTCATGATTGATGTGTTAATGACTAACTGATTCAGTGCATCCCGCATTTGTTCATCAGTCGCTTCAAGTCGTTCTAGTCTCCTATAAATTTCATCAGACACAATATCTCTCCCCGTTTGTTTGACTTGCAATTAAAAATGGGACAAATCCCTATGTCCCTAAGCACACTCACAAAACTTTTAGTTATTTAAATAATATTGATGCTTACTGTATTTGATGACTTAACATCCCGAACGATACTAGTTACAAGCTATCTGCCAATATGAAAAGTTCATCTAGCTCTTTATCTGTCAACCCTAACGCTTGACCTAGTATTAGGACGAAATCGCGGTTTCGTTCAACGGTTTGGCTGTACTCCCATTCGATAGTAGCAGCAGAGCGTTGAGGCTCATCCATTGCATCAATTGCTGGCTGGACATTTTCCAGATTGCCTGATTGAAAAAGTGCTAGGCGGGCTTGGCGCATTGTGACTGACTGGGGGATGGGTGTTGGCGATGGCACAACAACAGGCCGCTCTCCCAGAACGTCCCACCCGTTACCATTCCATCGCGCCACCTCGTTGCCAGTTGTTTCGGGTGGCTCTAGCGTGAAACATGGGGATGGAAGCGGCCCCAATGGGTCGATTTGAACCGCCTCAATAAAAATCCATCGGGCGTCCACAGTATAAAAAGTAATCATATCATGTCGCCTTTATGAATGTTTTTAGAGGAAATTGAACAAATGGAGACGTTGTTAATTTGAACTGAGTGCTTGTGTCGTATCCAGTCGCGCTGTAAATAGTAATAAACGGAGTACCGTAATGCGCTATAGCAAGATAAAGTCCATTTGGAGAAAACGCAGGCCAAACCCCTGTACTAGTTGGCAAAACTGCTGGATTATCTAGTTTCGTAAAGACGTCTCCAGAGCGTTTATAAATAGTAATAAACGGAGTACCGTAATGCGCTATAGCAAGATAATTTTCATCTGGAGAGAACGAAACGCCCCGGCCATTATTACCCGGCAAAACTGCTGGATTATCTAGTTTCGTAAAGACGTCTCCAGAGCGTTTATAAATAGTAATAAACGGAGTACCGTTATGCCCTAAAGCAAGATAATTTCCATCCGGGGAAAACTCAGCCCCAAAGCATGCCTGTGCGGGCAAAACTGCTGGATTATCTAGTTTCGTAAAGACGTCTCCAGAGCGCTTGTAAATAGTAACAAACGGAAAATTGTTATGCGCTACAGAAAGATAAGTTCCATCAGGAGAGAATGCTGTGCCTTCGGCTTGATTAGGTGGCAAAGTTGCTGGGTTGGATAGTTTCGTAAAGACGTCTCCAGAGCGTTTATAAATAGTAATAAACGGGCTAGTGCCATGCCCTAAAGCAAGATAATTTCCATCTGGAGAGAACGAAACGCACCGGCCTGTACTAGTTGGCAAAACTGCTGGATTATCTAGTTTCGTAAAGACGTCTCCAGAGCGTTTATAAATAGTAATAAACGGAGTACCGGCGTGCGATACAGATAGATAATTTCCATCCGGTGAGAATGCTGTGCCATTGCCCGTGCTAGCTGGCAAAGTTGCTGGGTTGGATAGTTTCGTAAAGACGTCTCCAGAGCGCTTGTAAATAGTAACAAACGGAAAATTGTTATGCGCTACAGAAAGATAAGTTCCATCAGGAGAGAATGCTGTTCCATTGCCCGTGCTAGCTGGCAAAGTTGCAGGATCAGATAGTTTTGTAACTTCATCAAAATCGCCAATAATTCCAAGCGCCCCAAAAAGATCAGGATAACTTGATTGCAAATACACGGCACCGTCACTTGGCAACCACTCTGGCGAAGAAAGTTCCCTAGCAGATGTTAGGGTGTCGCCTATTTCAAAAGACTGCGTGAGTTCTGCAATCGCCTGAGCAGTCCGCAAAGAAGTCAAAAACTTAGTGTTTTCTGTCCCCGCCTCTGCCTCGGCTTGGCTTGCTTTAGCGGGAGCGCTAATCAAAACCCAATTTGTAGCGTCTGCACTCGGGTCAGTGGCTACCCCTGTGTGCGTCAAGATTGCGCGATATGTGCCGAAATTTATGCCAGAAATAGCGTTTGCGTTTACAGAATAAGATGCGCCGGACACCCATGCCTCCGCGTTAGCCGTGAAAATAGCAGCATCAGCAGCATCCTGTGCGAGGACTGCTTGATCTGCCGCAAGAGACACCTGATTGGCAGCAAGAACCACCTGATCTGCTGCAAGAACCACCTGTTCAGCAGCATCAATAACAAACTGTCCAATATTAGTTTGGACTTCTAAAACTTCGACTGCTCGCAATTGAAACCACTCAGACAAAGTTGTTAGCTCATTTCGGAAGGGTTGTAATGCTGCAACAAATACATCAGCACGAGTGCTGAATTCAGACGGAAGGTCTGTGCGCTGTGGTGCTTGTGGTAATGCTGTTATAATTGGTATTGACACTTCTCACCTCCTTAAATTAAACCTTCAACTCGTACTGTTACATCGCTACGAGATGGGCCTGATATTACGATATTAAATGCTTCCAAATATCCGTAGACACTTGTACCAGCAACACAATCCGAAGAAATCCATAAACTAGGTACAGTTCTTATCTCTGATATAAACCTGCGAATAAATGGGATATCATCATTTTTTATACTCAAATTTAATTCAAGTTGATCAGCATATCCTCTTTGCACGATATTAAAATTACCAAACTCATCTCTTTCTTTAGTAGAGAAGTCCAAAAAGTTTAAGCCTACATTATATTTTGTACTACCGATCTGAACTGCGCTGCCAATTACTATTTCACCAAGTCTAGGTAATGAATCTCCCGAAGGTTGAACAACACTTATGTAAATATCCTTACCACTACCAGCAGGTATATCATTCAGTATCACCCTATCGTCCCGATAAGATGCTTCATAAAAATAAGAGTACCAAGATGATGTACTTAAAATACTAAGTAGAACTATTCTTTTAGAATATATTATACCATCTGATGTACGAACAATTACGTCAACATAACTACCTACTATATTAAACAATGCAATAGTATTTGATACATCATTCGATCTTATCCTATAAGCAATACCTTCATCAGGTACTGTTAGTGGATCGAAGTCAGGGTCTGAGGCTTGAGTATTATATTCCATTACATCAAATGGTTCGTTAGCTTCAGTAAATGAGCCTACAATCTTATCTAATGACCTCCACCTATTAACAAAGCCAATAGTTAACCAGTTTGGTACTGTAGTAGTATCCAAAGGACTAATCCCAGATATTTCAGTATCACTTACCACTTCATAAACTTTACGAGTGGATAGTATCACTACTCTATCACCCGTATTATAAGTAGCAGCATTATCGTATTCAGGATAGTCATCAATTGGAACATTGCTTTCAATCATCAGTTGAGGTGTTATCTCAAACGGTTTTACAACTTTCATCGATATTCTCCACTAAAAATAGAGAGGGGGGATATTATTCCCACCCTCCTTATTATGATTATTATTAACCACCATTCCCAACACTACTTCTAAATGGAGGTATACCTATCGAATCAAATTTACGCGCAATGTCTAATGATCTACCTGTATTGCTGGCAATTTGGACATTCCCTGCACTAATATGTTCAAGTTCATTAAGCAACTCACCCAACTTCGTTACGATTGCATTACTTTGTGATTGGTTATTAACCTGTGTTGCACCTGACGATCCAACCACACCTGACGTGAACGATGTGTTTGTAATGCTACCGGGATTATCATTGCTTGGGGTGAAAGTACCAAATGAAGCATTATCAACAAGTGCTAACAAAGCCCTTTCCACAGAGATCAAAGTATTACTTGAGCCACCATAATTAGGAAGAAGGTTAGCAATGTTCTTTGCTTGAGTCAGTTGCTGCATCAATACCGACAAGCTTTCTTCGTGTTGTTCCTCAGACATATCAAGTTGATTTCTCAAATTTTCAAGTGTCATTTCTTCAATAGAAAGTTGAGCCTCAGCACCACTTAGTGCATTACCAATCAAGCTTTGTGCGCGAAGTTGATCACGTAGATAATCATTCATGCTACTGTAAGCTTTAGTAGTCTTATCAGTTAGTATATCGATTGCAAGATTTAGATTACGTTCAGATACATCCCCTCCAGTAATCATGTCACGCATAATGCTTGTAGCAAAATCACGATCATTACTCATCATGCTGGCATTGGTACGATCAAAGCTTGAGAAAGCGTTTGACAATGAACTCACTTTACTTCTGGTAGCATCTGCTGCATTAGAAAGTTCAGAAAGAGCCTTATCCGCTAAAGACTTAACCGCTTTCTCTAAGTCCTCAAAATTGAAAATAGACTGTTGTAATGCTCGATTGCTAGGATCAAGTTGATTCAGTTCTAACTTTCTTAAAGCTATTGTATTACCCATAGCTGTGTAAAAACTAACTTGGAGTGATTCACTTTCCCTAAGCAGTTCGTTAGCTGCTTGTTGAGCGGCATTAGCTGCTTCTTGAGCGGCATTAGCTGCTTCTTGCGCTGCAACTCTTTGTGCTTGTATAGCAGCCCACTCATCAGCTTGTGATATTGAACCCTTAATACTCCCTGTTATACTGTCAATCCCATCAGCCATAGCACCACCAACATCAGCCATAACATCACCAAGTCCAGCCATGGCATCCTGAAAGGCAGGGTCAGCCATTACTGCTGTAATAGACTCAATCATACTTACAGCTTGTCCTGCAATTCCAGCCAAGTAATTACCAGCTACAGAACCACCTTGCATAAGAATATTACCTGCTTGTGCAGCACCTGTTACTAGTATCTGTGAAGCACCTTGCGCTGATTGTAGTTGCATTGCACCACTTTGACTGGATGCCGCCAATTCAATCGTAGCACTACCCACCGCAGCAGAGGCAATGTTTGCAATCAAAGGGTTAACAACCGCATCATATATCAAGGTGCTAACACTGCTCATCATGCTGTTAGATATACCATCAATCAACATTGCTGCTGTATTAGATGCTGCAA